CAACATCACCATCACTGACGACCTAGACGACGACGATGGTGAGAGAGATATGGAAGATGTAAGAAGATCACAAAACAAGGGTACCGGACTAAACGTTCGCTACAAGGCAAAAGAAGAGTCATTTGATACTATCTCACAAGATCAAGAGAACGAGATTAGATATGTCCTAGGAGACTACGCTGATATAGCCGAAAAGATTCTAGAGACTCTTAAAATACAAACCTTAGCCGACATGCCTAAATCAAAATACAGAGACGTTAAACGTCAAGTACAACAACTCGTGAACTCAAGAGACGGGAAGAGTAAACTATAATATTCTCCTTTAGAAAACCGCCCTGGCTGTTGAGACCAACCAAGAGCGGTGGAGATATCAACTGCTTCTGATTATTAGAAACTTGTCCTTCCAAGTCCGTCTTGCAACGGCGGAGCACAATAGGCCAGTTGATAGTGGCCCAGACTTACCGCATATAGCCGTAAGCCATTTACCTAGTATAATATGAGGCGCTCCAAATGTGAAATCGCGCACCCAGAGCGCCTCGTGGAGATATGAAGAAGTATCTTTTTTTATCTAACTACAAAATATTTGTCAGCATCCGTTGAAGTGAACATAATTCCGTTTCCGTTTAAATCTCCCATAATTTTGCAATTAGATGCTGATACTGACGGGTCACGAAACCATTTAATTCCATTATAAGACATAACTACATCTGTACTGGACATCGCACTTAAAATTCCGTTAGTAGAATCCCAGTGAATATCTGTGAAGGATGTGCCAGTAATTTTCCCTTCAGAATCACGCTGAGTCCAGTTTATTCCGTCTGGAGATGTTGCAATCCTTGCCTCATTAGAGACTGCTACAAATAACCCTAAAGCTGTCGCATATGTAATTGACGTAATATGAATTGCAGCACTGCTTGTCTCGTCAAATCCACTGTTGGTATCCGGAATATCAGTCCATGCACCAATAGGATCTGTGTCGTTGTAAGCTATTTTCCCATTGTCTCCTACAACAACCCACCTTCCACCACCATATGCACTGTCATTAAGTGCCTGAGACGTTAAGCCAACACTATTGAAAGTCCATGCACCAGAAGCAGGATTAGCATCGTAATGTATACCGTTGGTACCTCCGTTAATACTAGTTCCAGTAATCATCCAATAAAAGCCATCATGGTTAATAGAGGTAAACGTATCACCAGTACTGGTGGCATTAATAATGTACTTCGTATAAGCAGCAGTAGGAGTAGTGGCATGATATACCGTGTAATTAGAACCATCTTGCGTAGCCATAACTGCTGCCGTCTCGTCATTATCTCTTACATGTATATCAGCCAAAGCACTACCAGCCACACCCTCGTTCGTCCAACTTGAGTCGAGAAGAGTAGTAGATGCAAAAACAGTTGAACCATGCGTTACGACTAAAGTTGTTCCATCATCGCCAATGCCACTAATTGCAGTTCCACCTGGTCCCCCATCTGTCCAAATAAGCGCATACGGAGATGCAAGACCAGCTATAGATTCCAGATTAATCGTGTTAGCACCCTCTGTTATCTGCATAGTTCCAGCTGCAGACGTTAAGTTAGCCCATGCTGCTGCGGCACCTGTTGCAGCTATGATCAACTGACCATCCGTACCCTCAGAGTTAGTTACATTACCCGCTCCATCAGACTCCAAAAAGCCAGCCGTTAAATCAGTAGACTGCAAACTAGTACACTCTAAAGCAGCAGATGTCATCTTACCGCTTATCGTTACATCATTATCCAGGTTGACAGTTACGGTATTTACAGCTCCAGCAGTGTTTAAGTTAGTACCACCAGCTATCGTAATAGCCGCACCTGCAGTAACCGCATTTCCAGCATCAGTGTGAAAGGTTGTTGCTCCACCGCCGCCAGTACGTGTTATGTCCAAAGAATTAGGGCCAGCCGTTATGGTAATCGTACCATCACCCGATGTTACCGTTCCCCACGCAGGAACTATGCCTGTACCTGCTATGATCAACTGCCCATCAGTAGCTGCTGTCATCCCTAGCGTAAGGGTATCCGTTGCACCAGCCGTATTTAAGACGCCACTTCCTATGATGTTTACTTCACCGTTATCTTCAGTAGCAGTCCCAGTATCACCATTGATTACAAGAGTTTCATGGCTCATAAGAGTCCAACTCGCTACGCCACCGGTAAGATCGGTAAGCATCCATACATCTTCTGTAAGGGTATTTACCCAAATAGTTCCAATATTGAATTGATTAAATTCTGAAGTAGGATCGATATCTCTCTCTATCAACTGAGGAGGCGTAGTAGCCTCAACACCCATGTACGACAAAGGATGCATACCTGTAACTCTTTTTGTTCTTGCCATCACATCTCCTTTTATTTATTAACCCGGGGCAGTAAATAATTTTCCGGCCGAACCGGTTATTACCCAATAACCGTCAGATCCATACCCCACTCCAAGTCCAGCATCCCCACCAAATGGTGATGAATTTGTATCCCACGAAGTCTGAGGAGCAAACGAAGTTGTTACTATCCCAGTTAACCCAACAGCACAAAATCTACCATTACCAAAATCTAACTTTCTAAAGTCGTCTGTAGCTCCATATCCAGTACCAGTAGTCAGCGTCCAGGTGCTTGTTGGATCAGGAGCCGTTGCAATTTCACCATCATAAGCAACTGCACACCATATACCATTTCCATATGCAACATCTCTTACATTAATACTTGCAAACGGATTGGCCCTCTGGGTCCACGTTCCCGTAGGGTCGGTTGCCGTTGCTATCTTTCCAGCATTTCCAACAGCTACCCAAATGCTATTTCCATATGTAACTCCATAAATATTGTCAGCCGTAAAAGAAGATGTCCTAGATGTCCAGGTTCCAGTTGGATCGGTAGCAGTTGCCATCTCAGCTCCTGATCCTACGGCGACCCAATATGTTCCATCCCAAAAGACAGATGTTATGAAGTCTCCACCACCTCCAGAGAACGGATTAGCTCTTAAAGTCCACGTTCCGGTAGGGTCAGTTGCCGTCGCAATCTCACCCTCAAAACCACATGCCACCCAGTATGTTCCATCCCATCTAGCATCCAATACTAAACCAGCAAACGGAGATGTCTCTTGAGTCCAAGTTCCAGTTGGGTCGGGGGCTGTTGCGATCTTCGTAGAACCACCTACAGCCGTCCAAATAGACGACCCATCATAAGCCGCATTACTAACTTCATCTGCACCAAACGAACTAGTCTCCGTAGTCCACGTTAATGCAGAAGAAACCGTCCTCCTGTGAGAGGACAGAATTCCAGGCTGAGATACTATCATGAATTATCCTTGCACTTTATTTCCATTAGGCGAGATCTCCCCCACAAATCCATTCGTCCGTCGCAATTTTTGTCACAGACAAAACAGCATACTGTCCAGCAGAATCCAACAGCGCGCCCCTAGAGCGCAAAGTGACTCCACCCTCAGGAACCAAGGTAACAACTCCAGCCCCATTTTGTGATATAAGAACGTTTGTACCAATGGCCAACGCCACATCACCATTAACTGGAATCGTGACGTCAATTGCAGCAGCGTTCGTACACGTTACTATCTTTCCTCTATCTCCAAGAACTAACTCATAAGTTGTTCCAGTCTGATTGTTTACAGCTATTGTTCCCGTTGAAGAAAGATCTATTGTTCCAGCACCACCTGTTATAGCAACTGAGCCATCAGCCGATGCTACCGTTGCAAATACCGGATCCGCTCCCGTACTTCCAACAAGAAGCTGGCCGTTAGTACCTACCGCTAATGCCGTAAGAGCCGCAGTCGTTGCTGCACCAACAAGAACACCATGATCTGTTTGAGCACCCAACTTAGCCTTAAGGGAAGTACAATTTATGACTGTACTTGCTGTTCCAGCGATAGCTTCTGCATCCGTCGCAAGTTCAACTGAACCAACTTGAGCTTCTCCGGCCGCTGTACCTTCAATAACCAGCGTTCCGGCACCCCCCGTTATTGTTAATGAACCATCTGTAGAACCAATTGTTGCAAATACTGGATCAGCTCCGGTAGAACCAACTGCTACCTGTCCATTTGTCCCAACCGCTAATGCTGTTACGGCTGCTGTGGTTCCAGCACCTACCAAAATGCCATGATCTGTCTGGGCTCCCAATTTAGCCTTAAGGGAGGTTGGAACAATCGCTCTTACTGTGTCTGTTCCATCAATTGCCTCTGCGTCAGTAGCAAGTTCAACAACACCATCTTGAGTTTCCGTTGCATCGGTTCCCTCTATTACAAGAGTTCCAGCGCCTTCGGTTACCGTAAGTGATCCATCGGTACTTCCAACACTCGCTACTGCTGGGTCTGCTCCAGCCGATCCAATAACAAGTTGACCGTTTCCAGCAACTCCAAGAGCAGTAATAGCCCCAGTAGTTCCTGATCCCAATAGCACTCCGTGGTCCGTTTGCGTTCCGAGTTTAGCCTTAAGCGATGTCGGTACAATTGCGCGTACCGTATCGGTACCATCTATAGCTTCTGCATCAGTGGCTAATTCAACTACACCATCCTGTGTTGTTGTAGCATCGGTACCTTCTACGACTAGCGTTCCTGCGCCACCTGTGACTGTTATGGAACCATCCGTAGACCCTAAAGTAGCTATAACTGGATCTGCTCCCGTTGAGCCAACTATAAGCTGTCCATTTGTGGCAACCCCTAAAGCCGTAATAGCTGCAGTAGTCCCTGAACCTACAAGTACACCATGATCAGTTTGTGCGCCTAGCTTAGCCTTCAAAGAGGTGGGAACAATAGCCCTTACAGTGTCGGTTCCGTCAATCGCTTCGGCATCTGTTGCTAGTTCGACTACACCATCCTGCGTTTCAGTTGCGTCTGTACCCTCAAGAACCAAGGTTCCAGCACCGCCAGTTACTGTTAGAGAACCATCAGTAGAAGTAATACTTCCAACAGTTGGATCTGCACCAGCAGACCCAATAATCAATTCTCCATTTCCTGCTACAGCAAGAGAAATGATTGGCGTACCGGTCCCCTGGCCTATCAGAACTGCGTGATCAGTTGTTGTCTTACCCCACTCATCAATAGTTTCGAGAGCAGATTGAACATTGGTATCTCCCGCAGATAAAATCCCATCAAAATTAGTTACATCAGTCGTAATTAATGAAGCGACATTTGTACCACTAACGGTCTCATGACTACCAACTGTTGTTTTCGATATTATCACATCAACAATTGCTGTTGCGCCTTCTGAATAGATAATATACCCAAGTTGTGCTTGCTCTAGCAGGGTTATCTCGCCAGACCTAGTTGATATTGCACCATCCGCAATAGCCGTTTGAGCTGCTGCCAAATTATTATATTGTGAAGTATTTAAAACAGCTCCGTACCTTGCAGTAGCAGTATTCAAACTATCTTTTGTTACATACAAAGTATAAACAGCAAACTTATTTCCACCCAAAGCAGTTGGTGTTCCGGCATTATTCCAATAACCATCAAAGGTATCGGAAATGGAATGCCTTGCCCATTTGCCAGTAGCAAGCGTATACATTTGATTAAATGTCTCTGCTACGCCGGCGCTATCATCTATGTCTGTATACAATCCATGGTCTGCAAGCTCATCGTTACCCGATATCTCTATCTTCTGAGTTCCATTAAGCGTTATATTGGCGCCACCTTGATGACTCTCTATAACAGTGTCGATAGTGTCATGCATGTAATTTGAAACAGACACTGGAAAATCATACGGATGGTTTTCCTTAACTGTTATCTGATTATTAGGCGTACTTGAATCTCTTAAACACGTAAACAGAACAATGTTATCTTCAAATAAAGCAGCCGTTCTCGCTGCTGTGCTTCCAATTGTTCCGGTATCATCAATGTAAATAAAATAAGCATTTCCAGCAGTCATACCAGTTACATTTTGACCTCCAGCCCAAGCAACAGGAACCCCTTTTATGTAACCCGTACCACCACGAAGCAAATCAAAATCACCAAGAGTTGTGTCATCGAAATAATTTCCCGCTCCAGTCCAAGTTGCAAAACCAGTTGCTGTTGTCAGTGCACCTGAAGCCTCAACTACACCACTTGCATCAACAATGAGGCCGCCGTCTGTGATACTCGTGAATGTAACATCAGTTCCAACAGTGAGAGTTGTTCCTGCCGTTAAGGTTGTTCCCGCTTCTACACTTCCTAGCGTTGCCTCAATATTTCCAGCATCGACCGTAATGTTACCTAGAGTTACATCTATGTCTCCAGCATCGACTGCAATGTCACCTAGAACTACATCTATATCTCCAGTTGTAGCTTCCACGCCAGTGCCTGCTATAACGTTACCACCAAAGTTTCCATCACCAAGGGTAGCTATAACGTCACCAGCATTTGCCGTAATATCTCCAGCGACACTATTCATGCCAGTTCCTGCCGACACAGTTCCACTTGAAGTTATATTTCCAGCGCTAGTAACTATATTTCCAGTGGTAGCGGTTACTCCTGTTCCAGCCGTAAGAGAACCTGCAAGGGTAACGTCGTCGTCTAGAATTATGGTTACTGTATCACCAACACCAGTGGTATTGATGTTAGCTCCGCCAAAGATATTGGTATCCCCTGCTACCGGTACTGCGGTTCCGGCATCGGTAGGAAAGGAGTCTGATACGGCCCCTCCAAGGGTAATTGTTAATGTTCCAGGCGTACCTGTTACAGTAATTCCAACTCCACCAAGGATATCTATATTGCCGGCTACTGGCATTATCGCGCCACCAGCATCACCAGTAAGTGTCCCGATGGCTCCATTTTGTAAAAATTGTCCAGCTTGACTCATATTAGTTCCCTTTATTCAGTTGCGCCGTAATATACAGTGACGTAAACAGAACCGCTTGTAGGAACACCTTCTTGCCTTACATATATGCGAGTTCCTTCCGCAAGATAAAATCCATGGTCCCTAGATTTGTTCGCAGTAATATCCAATAAGACAAATGAGTTTGTGGCCATTGGAAAGTGATCATTGACACCATCGTACGAGAACATTACAACTACATCGGTTAAATTTTGTATGTGAAGAATTCTTACAGGATTGGTTATTGCTGTTCCTACACCTGTATAGCCCCCTGCTATAGAACCAAAAGCTAATGATCTAACTGACTCTGGAACTAATCTTATTGCTTGAGATTGCGACATTATACCTCCTAATTTGTGGCAATGCGGGGTGCAAAATGGAAGGTGTAAAAACACCCCGCAAAACCGTAACTATTATTTAGGCGTTTCTTCTTCCTTCTTATCTTCCGGTTCTCCCCTTAGCTTCTTCTTATCTTCAGCTTCTTTTGCTTTCTGCTTCTCAACTAATTCCCTAAAAAGCCTTGATACTTCATTAGCTGCATTAACAGCAGCGTAGTAACACTCAGTCAAGGGAGCCCTAAAAGGCATCGTGAATCTATAGACCCTACCTTCTTCGCCTTTTACCGTTATGACATGATCATAAATGGTATTTATTTCCATTTCTGGCACTTTTGCGGTTTCTGTCTTCTTCGTATCTTCGCTCATTTTGCTCCTTAATTGTTATGGTTTTCTAAAATAGGCTGCTACATAAATGAACCCAGCACTCGTTGTGCCACGGACATAAACTTTAGTTAATTTTCTGAAATTAGACTTATCGATCATCATTGGAGGCTCTATCTGAATAAATGTGTCATATGGAATATAATCATGATCCGTAACACCATCGTAACTCACAAAGACATCGTCTTTTGATCTGTTGGTTATGCGAAGCATATAGCACGCCTCATCAAATCCATCTTCATTTATAATGTAGTATTCACCAATATCAATATCGTTAGAATTTATAGAAGTCATAACTATGGGTGCTATTGAATTTTTAAAACTCACGACTACCTCCTATGCTGTCTGGTCTCTATAATATCCAACTAAATATATACGCCCTGTTCCCTGAGGTAATCCAGCAAGGTATACAGGTGCGCCTTTTTGAAAGTTTGCCCTGTCGACCTGAGAATTAGGAACAGTTATTTGTACAACTCCCTCAGCGATAGAATAATCATGATCATCAACCCCGTTGTAACTAACGAACGCATCAGTATTAGAGCTGTTTATTAGACGCAAAATAAAGCAGGGATAAGGGAGTCCATCACTTATCTCTATATAATCATCAACACCTGTAAAATCCGCGACATTAATAGATACCATTTCGATCGCATGTACTGAATTTTTCGCTTTCATATTCCCTCCTTTAAAGGTAAAAACTACTTTGTTTTATTGTAGCACCTTACTTGAGTTGGTGGCAGCTGGGGCATGAGTTTAAACCCCAACTGCCGGATCAAGGACTAAACTATGCCTTGATGACCCAAAGGTTAATGATAACGTCTCCGTTGAGCGCAGCTGCTCCGTAGTTGGTCAACGTTACCACCACAGAACCAGCTTTTGGAAAGACTCTAGTAACTGTCATCTGAGCGTCGTTCGCTCCAATGTTAGAAGCCGTGGCAAAGATCGCGGATCCTACCGTTATAATAGTATTAGTTATGGTAAATTCCTCTTCTGCTGCTGATGCAGTTGTTTGACCAGTAAAGGTACAAGAAATAAGGTTTCCTGAAGCAGTAGTTGCAACGCCAGCATCAGAAGTTTCCAATGGTTCCGCTGTCATTATTCCTAAAGTAGGAGTAAGAGTTATTCCAGCTGAACCACCAGTAATCTCAACTTCAGTAGCACCTGTTGCGTTACCTATTTGTATCACTCTGGCTGCAGCACCTGTACCAATGTTCATGTTTTGAGCATCGGCATCGTCACCAATATTAATCACGCCGCCGTCTGAGTTAAGACTTAGAGCGCCCGCTGCATCTACATCTATAATGCCAAGTCCATCAATTGTTAATGCGCCTGTACCAGCCTGAACGGTTGTTGCAGATGTTGTGTTTGTAGAGCCTAATGCTACCGGACGAGCTGCGCCCCCCGTACCAACATTTACGGCTTGAGCATCAGCATCTGTACCAATGTTAATTGCTCCACCGTCAGAGTTGATTCCTAAAGCACCAGCTGCATCAATGTCGATAGCACCAAGACCATCTATGGTTAATGCACCTGTTCCGGCCTGAAGTGTTGTATCTGCTGCGGCAGTTACCGAACCTACTGTTGTTGTGTGGGCTACTGCATTAGCACCAATATCAACAGCACCTGTACCAGCATTAATTACAACTGAGGCTGCAGCCGTTGCATTACCAATAGTTACTGTTCTTGCTGCTGCACCAGTACCAATATTAATATCCTGAGCAACCGCATCTGCGCCAATACCAATTGTTCCAGCAGAGGATTCAATTGTTACAGCATCAGTAGCATCCATTGCATAAACGCCACCACTAGTTACCTGAATACCACCTGTACCAGACTGTACGATTACGTTAGAGGTTGTATTGGTTGATCCTACTGTAACGGTGTGAGCTGTTGCGTTTGCACCTACAGTGACATCGCCAGTACCACAGTTGATATCGACTTGAGCTGCGGCTGATCCATTACCGATTGTGATTATCCTAGCGGCGGCACCTGTACCAATATTTATGTCTTGTGCATCAGCATCATTACCAATTCCGATTACACCAGCTGAGGAGTTGATTTCAAGTACACCAGCTCCATCAATGGTTATATCATCCGTAGACGTTAAGGCTAAATCGCCTGTACCAGATTGAATGGTTGTACCAGAGGTTGTATTGGTAGAGCCAACTGTCACGTTGTGCGCCGCAGCATCAGTACCAAGCGTTATATTGCCTGTTCCAGAAGTTACAACTATCGCACCATTTGTAGCATTGATATTAACACCACCTGTTCCAGCATCAATGTCGATACCACCACCAGCATCTGAAGCGTATAAATTAATAGCGTCAGCAGAAGCTAGGCCACTATCTAGCGTGATTCCACCAACATCTGCCTCTAGCTCAATTGCAGCAGGATCTGTGCCTTGGTTAGCATGAAGATGAATAGTCTCGGATGTTCCAGCATCGGCATGCAAATAAATAGCTTCAGAGCTATCGTCGTCTGAAGTTATCGTGCAAGTTCCGGTACTCATAATGAGGTCAACACCTGCCGTTATAGATGTAGCTGCGGTAAGAGAACCAGCAACTGATGGGCTAGCATCAAGATTAACAGTAAGGGTTCCAGCAACACCTGCCGTTGTGATATTTGTTCCACCGGCGACAATAATAACACCAGCAACCGGAGTAGCCGTACCACCATCAGCATCAAGAGAAGTCAATGCCGCAACACCAGCTGCTTCAAGGTTGATTCCATTTGCTGTATTAGTGATTGTTACAGATAAACCTGTAGACGTTAGATTGGCCCACGCTGCTGCTGCCCCCGTAGCTCCTATCCACAACTGACCATCTGTCCCGGCTGCTGTAACTTCATCAGTGAAATTTTCCCAGTTTGCTAAACCAGCAGAAATACTGGTCAATATATATGCGGTATCAGTAGCTTTATTAATCCAAATTGATCCAATATCTGCCTTATCTCCAGTTGTAGGCGCCCTGCCACCTGAAACAATAGGATCCTTATAGATACCCTCTGTTTGATCGGGGCTAAACGTATCTAGCTGTATATTTCGTCTATTTACTGCCATCACTTCCTCCTTGTTTTAAGTAAAATTTTACCATCAATTTCACAATAACAGAGTCCTATGGCATAATACCAGCTAATTGACAAAGTCATTGACAAAGAGAACTGAGAATGTTATGATTAATGTAGTAGGAATAGGCATTGTAGCCATTTCAAAGCGCAGTTTTAATAACAAAAAGGGACAATAAATGAAGAAATCAATCAAAATACTACTTTTATGCACCATTGGTCTTAGCATGACGGCAGTTAATGCCAGCCGTAGAGACCGTATAATTCTCGACGACGGTACAAAGTGGCCAATGACTAAGCAAGAGCTCGTAATGACTAGAAAAGAGCCTGTAAATAGGCGCACAGCAGAGCGAAACAGAAGGCGCAGAGACAATGAACGCAAGTTCGCAAGACATCAGCCTCAACAGAAGAAGATTTCGTTTGTTAGAAGGGCATCTAGTTCGTTGCTAAAGCTTCTCATAGGAGCTGGTCTTGGAATTGGAACATTCCTGGCTATCAAGAATCCAGCAGTGATAAAAGCTTTAGCAATAGCAGCCAAAAACGCGATATTCGGAATGTTTAAATAGTGAAAACAGCGAACATAACAAAAACATATAAGGAAGCGATTCTCAAAACACTAAATAGACTTAGAATAGTTCCAGAAAATGATGATGGAACAAAGTGCTATGGATGGAAGGGAACCGTTAAAAACAAAAACATACTGAAACATAGGATTAATGTTGCTGGAAACATACTTAGCCCACGAAGGGCTGCGTGGATGGCTGAACATGGAAAGGTTCCACAAAATACGTACGTGCTTCACTCATGCAATAACGTATCATGTACCAATCCTAAACACCTTTACCTTTCCAACGGCAAGCAAGCTCATAAAAACAGAAAAAGTGCCGTACCTGGAAGAAAGAGGCTTTCTGTTGACCTGCCAACAATTCTAGTAGAAAACATCAGGAAGGCAGCCTCAAAACACAACCAAACAATAACAAAATACCTACTAAAAAGGCTAAATGAGGCAATTAGATACGAAAAAGAAATAGACACTTTGAAATAAACATTGACAAAGAGAACTGGGAATGTTACAATTAGTATAGATGGTTATATTTTAACACGCATCCTTGGGGGGTGCCAAATGAAAGGGACATCATGGAAAACATTAAGAAAACACTATTATTAGTGACGTTGTTGGCAGTTGGGTTCGGACAACAAGCTCAGGCAAGAACTGTGGCTCCATCAACTGGTTATTGTTCTTGGCTAGCCAAGACCGCAGGTGCAATAGCTAGCAAAACTCTTCCTGCCTTAGGAACAATTGGTACAGCCGCAGCTTCGTCTTTTATTCCGTTTGGACTTGGACCTGTAGCTACCGTAGCCGCACCTTATCTTATTGCAGCGGGCGCCAACTATATCACCAAGAAAGTATCTGGTGTGGATTTGGCAGAAGTAAAATACCGAGAAGAACTCAAAGATGAAGTTGGTAGATTGAGCAGCATGATGAGACGCAAAGACAGACGATTCACTAAAATGATGCGCAAAATCAAAAAACTACGCAGATCAAGGAAGCGTCGCGAAGAGCAGTACATGGACGAGGATGAAGGCTGTGCCGACATCGATGAAGACTATGATAAAAAAGACTGCAATCTCTAAATAATAATGTCTGGGGGGACTAATTATGAAAAAAATACTAACAATAACAATCCTATTGTCTGCAATTTTAATCAACGCATCAGCAATGACACAATACCGCGTAGCGGCAGAACCTAAAGAGACCTCATTGATGGATACGGTAAAGCCAATTGCAACAGGTGTTGCTGGATACTTCACAATAGCCGGCCTGATAAAGGTAGCAGCTGTAGCCGCCTTGCACCCAGCAATTAGCGCAACGATCGGTGGAGTTGCACTTATAGGCTATATATACAGCAAGCTGAAAAGTAATGCTAAGCCTGAAAAGGACGATCCTAAAGCCATATTGCGAAGACTAAGAACAGACCCTAAGTATCTAGATATGATTATTAAAATCCTTAACCACATGAATCCTAAACCTAAAAAGCAAAGACGAAAGCTTCGGCTCAACAGAAGGGACTCAGAGTGAAAAAGATCACCAAGATACTAATTCTTGCAGTCATTTCAGCAAGTCTAACAACGCAAGAAGCTAGACCTATGGAACATGTAAGAAAATTCTTCTACACGCTTGGATCCATAGTATCACCCGCACTTATCACTTTAAAGTGGATACTCTACGGAAAGAACAAGATCCAACCCTCTCCTGTTGAGCGACGTCCTTATCATCCTGAGTACATATACATCGAAGAAGAGGATGGAACCGTACATAAAGAGATCATGATTGATAGGGGGTATGATCACGAAGAAGAAGAAGAAGGTAATGAGTCTGAACAAATAGAAGATGACAGGCTTTTCGCTATAGCTATTTGTGAGGCACAAAGAGAAGAGCAAGAAGCAATAAACGAGCAGATCGAAGACGATAGAAAATTAGCATTTTTACTTAAGGAACAATCATGAAGAGGATTTTGTTAATAATCTTACTTTCAGTGCTTGGTAGTCCATTGCTTCCAGTAAAGGATGATCAAGTGAAATTGCATAAAGAAACTTTGCTTGACCTGCAACAACAAATAATTGAACTGTCGGTTACTCATGGAGATAAGTTTCATATAGATATGGATAAGATATTCAGATCACAGAAAATGAAAAAAAGGTCTTGGTTGATGCCAAAGCGCTTGCGTAAAAGGCTTAAGCGTTGGGCTACGGCAGCAAGCCATGCGGTATTAGACGATGACAGGCAAATTTTAATCCGTAGAATTTTAAGACTTTCTAACTAACCAAAAGGAACAATCATGAAGAAAGCATTACTAATTGGTTTTATTGTTATATCAGGAAGCGTTTCGCTTGCAGAGTGCATGTTAACTGGACCTGGTGGTGAGCAGAAAAGATGCGGTGAAGAGGCCACAAAACAAAGGCGTAGAATATTGCGTAAAAAAAGAAAACAAAAGGCATGCGTGGCAAGGCAAATGAGAAAGCTAAGGAGTAATGAATATGCATCCAACGCTATAGCTGAAGATGCACCACCTAGGCCTTCTAATTATAAATTGATAAACCTTCTTGAAGAAGCCGAAGATGAAGGATATCACGGAGTATTTGAGGCTTACGCATACTTCATAAAAAATATACAGGACGACGACGTTGACGACCTAATCGAAAGCATGGAAGGCAATCCATTTGCTGAAAAGATTGCTAAGAAATTGATGGAAATAAGGTTTTACCATACCAAATTCAAGGTGGAACGGTCTTTGCGCAAAGACCGCATTAGAGAAATTTCAAACCTAAGGTCAGAATACCTAGAGGAACAATCATGAAAAAAGTACTTATATTGGCCTTGGCCGCAATTACAGTAAGCACATCTTTTGTAGAAGGTATGTTGAATCAAAACCAAAGAGGCCAGCTTCAGAATGCACTGCAAGATACTAGGCGACTGATTGGGGACATTAGAAATGTTACCGCATTACTTCAACAAAGACGTCAAGTACTAACTCAAATCGACATCCAACGAAGAAACGATGAAGCAGTAGTTGAAAGAAGGCGAAATCGCAGAGCAAACAGAAGGCGCAATAAAGTTATAAAGAAAGCATCAGCAAGAAGGCAGGCCAGAAAACTTCAACAGCAGCATGAAATGGCAAGCCCAGAAGCGCAAGCTGCATCTCCAAAACACCAATCCTTACAAAATGTTCTTGAAGAGGCAGAAGAAAGCGGATATCCGGGAATCTTTGACGCATACGCTCACTTTGTCGAGAACATAAGCCATGGGCAGCAAGAAGCTTTCCTGGAAAGTATGAACGACAATCCTTATGCCAAAAGAATGGCAAATAAAATAATTGCTATTGTAAACGATCGCGCTAAAGCAAACCTAAGACTGTAATAGGTCCCTTTCAGATGTTAGGGAGCCAGTTAACTGGCTCCCTAATGTCTTTATCTACGTGGATTCAGGTACTTTCTTGCTGATTCTATACCACCAAATATAGACCCAAGGATTCCAGTATCAGCTTTCTGTTTCTTTTTCTTTTTTCCAGTGAAAGCCTTTGCGATTTGATCTAACTTAGGACCAACCTTTTTCTCTACTAAAGTTTGAAGGCCTAAGGGACGCTCGCCGCCATTCATTTCTATTATCTCTAACATAGCCTTCTTGCGTAGCTTTGAACCTTCATTTAACAACTTCCAGTTCCTGAGAACCCTCTTCTTGCCCTTATCGGATTGAGATAAGTTTGGAATAGTCTTCAGGAATAAGTTAATTTCACTTTGTGTTACACGTGATCCAAATATGTCTTTAGCATTCTTAGTGAAATCAGTTGTGAGCTTTTCAAACTCCTGCGAATCAGTATTCATAAGACTTTTTAGATTAATACCAAATCCAAATATTCCCTTGTTAACTGTATCAAGCAATGAATACATTAGCGGACTTGATAGATTCCCCTTATTAAGAAGCTCAGTCATTCTATTGAGCCTCATGTCATTATCTCTTGCGCCCTTACCCTTTTTAAGGGTTTCATCAAAGAAAGACTTTGTGTTTTTATTTATCTCTTTTTGCTTAGCAAAAGACATAGCCTCCTTTTTCATTTCAAGATCTTGCGCCCTCTTTATGTCGGCCTTAGTTGGCCTAGGAGTAGCGAGAAGATCTTTGAATGATTTCTTAGCCGTTGGCTTAGCTTGAACGCGATATCCAGCCTTAGCTTCCCTGCTCGCATCTTCAGGAATAGCCGCCAATTTACGCTGTTCTGAAATTTCCTGCTTAAGCTCTTTCTTCTGCTCTGGCGATAATTTATCTACTGCAGCTTGAACCTGTGTCGCCATCTCCTGCTCTTCTGGAGAAAATCCAGCCCCAGGAACTTGAGGAGCTTCTTCGGCTTCAGCCGCAGCCTGCATACCCTCTGGAGTCTGCGCTTCTTCTCTTTGAGTCTGTGCGATATCCATGGCCTGCCTAGGAGATATTTCATCTCCCGAAGTAGGCTGTTGTGAAAGCATTTGCATTAAGTCCTGAGGACCTCCTTGAGCCGGTTGTGCTCCAAATGCCTGTGATCCAACAAACTGCTTAAAGAACGCTTCCTGCTGCTTCTCTGGGAGCATTCCAACACTCTGTGCCATTTCCTCAGGAACTCCAAGACCCGCTAGTGCCTGTCCTACCTCAGCTCCTCGTTGCTGCCTAGCAAGTTGTTGCTGGAATCTTGCAGCCTGCTGCTGCTGTTGCATCATCTTTTGTTGCGTAAGCATTCCAAGAGTTTTAGAAAGGCTTTCACCCATTGTTGCTCCAAGCGCAGCAGACCTAGACATCTGTTTTCGTGGCGCTATTATAACTGCCATTTCTTCTCCTTAAAGCTGTATGCCTTCCAAAATCTTCAACAACACCGGATTCATTCCCCTTCTTCCACCCCTTGGCTGCCCAGGCATAAACTGCCCTCTAGACGCCATACCCATTCCTAATGGAGATCTATACTGAGGAATACGACCCATACCTCCGAATCCTCCCATTCCGCCTCGTCCTCCCATGCCAAGCATTCCACCAAGCTTACCTCCTAGGCCCGCACCTAGCATACCTGTCATGCCACCCATGAGCCCTCCCAACAGCCCCTGCGATCCAGGTGCACCAGGTATCATCATCGTATCGAATTGAGGCTGCAACCCTAATCCAAGCTTTTGCATGCCAGATTGCATTCTAAGCCCCGCAAGTTGTTCGGCTAGATCAAGACCACCTCTCCTAAGTGATTCTTCAAATCCAGATGATCTCTGACCACCTCCCATTGCTGTAAATTTTTCGGCAAGACCAGGAACGGTTTCTCTCTCATACTGGTGCTTGTACTTTGATTCTAATGCTGCTGGATCTGTATCTGCCATTCCTTGTGATAATAACTGGCTTAAAGATGCTTGCTGCGCAGGCGTAAAACGCTGAAGCTGTTTAAACTCAGGCTTACCAGGCTTACTTCCCATCAACATTTTGCCTAAACCACTCAAAAAACCCATATCATCTCCTCTATTGTTTTAAATATTCTAAAACAACGTACGTTGTGTCATATGCAGCATAATTTGCAGACGTTGTTATAACCACATTGGTAGCAGTTACCGTAATTCTTATATCACTGTTAGCATTTGGTATCGGCGTAGCCAAACGATTACCCGTGTCAGTAGCACACCCATAAATCCTTGTGAAGGAAAACCCCGGAGTAACATCTATATTATGAGCCACATTCTTAGTACCAGCATTTGGAAGAGCACCAAAGTCAATCATCTTCCTAAACGCCTGTCGCCTATTTATGGCCTGGGTGCTAGTTGATGGAGCTGCTGAGCTTGGCGGAAAGACCTGTCCATTAACAAACTCATTAGTATCATAATAAGCCGAATCTTTTATGTTCAGGTTGAGCTGCATAAGGTTAAGGTTCTGATAGAGCCTAACTAGCAACTCCTTGAACTTCTCACTCTTAACATCGATATCCTGCAACTCGCCAGCATCCCAAACAAACGTAGTTGGTACAAAGGCTCCCGTATTCGTACCCTGTGCCATTACTGCAACCTTTCTGAGGTTTTACGTGCATGAACAACTAAGCCCTCAAGCTGAAAGTCTGATCCCGATATCGCTGGATCCAACATTTGTTCTTCATCAAGGTAGATCCTAATCTGAACGCACTCTCCATCTGTCTGGAAATATACTGGATGCCAAAGCCTTATCTGTGATTCCTCAAGGGGATATAGTTCAAACGGATAGGTCTGTAAGTTGTTATCTCCAAGTATTGACCCAGTAGCCTGCCCACTTTCTACCATTGATAACTGTGTAGCAGAAGGATAATAATCAACTGTTATCTCACCATCAGATGTCTTTAGTACTGCAAAGTCTATTTTTGCAAGATAGAAATTCTTTCCCTTATCTATGTAGAAGTTCCATTGTTTTGAAAGTATGTCAATCTGCGAAACCCTAGCCGCTCTACCCCCTCCCTCGTAAGTACCAGTCATGACAGTACCTAGAACTAAAAGAGTGTCAGCGTCAATTACTGCAACCCGATAAATTCCAGATTCCGTAAAGGAAACACCTTCCATGTCTATCAACTGAATATAGCTGTCGTCGTTCAGCGTGTGATTCATAATTGTCAGATGCAAATCATCCCCGGAATACTCAATGTTTGTAACTTGGAGCGCTGCTTCATTTGTAGAAATGTCTGCATCACATACGAAGACAAATCCATGCTGATTACCCGCTATGATCTGCCGATATTTAGTCTGAATTGTACCGCTATCCCACATGAAGCCAGCTTCTATCCATGTAAGTTCGGTAGACTCCCAAGAAGTAGAAGACTGTTCTTCGTAATACCCAAAAGCAGTGATCGTATCATCGGCAACTCCCCAGGCATCTCCTATGTAGTTATACATAAGCACCTTATCTGGATACACACCGGAATCTTTGTGAGCATTTACCGACGGATAAGACCAATAGACCATCTCCGTGAAATAATCCCTTGTTCCGCAAACTCGCTTCAGACCATCGTCACTATTTCTTATCTCAAACACCTGATCCGATATAGCTTCGTTAATCTTAGTAACATTCGCGCCAGAACAACCATGTATCTCAGTACGACCAATCGCGAAAACAGCCTTGTCAAACGGAACAGGCGACTTCAGCGACTTAGAGCCAAGCTCTGTATTAATTTTCTGCCATATAAACGGCTGTACCTGATTACCTGTGTATGCAAGCTCCCATGTAGAGCGCTCAAAATAGACTACCAGGCGATCCTTTATGAACTCGGCTGATTCTATCTCTTCTTCAGTTGGAGCGTCTATAAACCCAGCTCCGTCTGACCTGCGCGTGGTTCCACCAATCGTCCAACTAAGACTTCCCTCTAGCCATGCATTTGAGACGGCCCCTGCAACATTGTCTGGAACATCGGCCGGAAATGGCGTTCCGTTATGTGAGAACCTACACCTGTTAACGTGTTCTGAGTTAGTTCCAGCTGTTACATCTCTTTCAATTGTGTTCAAGAGAATCAATCTGTCCTTAAAGGGAAGTATGATCTTTGCAGTCTGTACGTATCCATCCGGAAGATTTGCCGCTACGTCAAACACTGGCCTGAATTCCACCCATGCACCATTTCTGTATACGTACATTGGGTCATCGTCTGCACCAGGCGTTCCTATATCCGCATTGAAGTTAGTTATAAACAGAGCTGTCTCATCTAGCGTTCTGCCGGTCCAGTTAGCAGTCCAGTAAAAGTCTGAATCACTACCACTGAGAGTATCTGTACCATCTCTATCCCAGGAGTTTCCATTAAACCTATAAATGAACTGCTGATCGAATGCATAAGTAGGATTGTTAGTAACTTTATTTTCTTCGTGATGAGATAGACACATGACAGGCGTAGACGGATAGAAGTAAATGTCTTCACTTGCTAGCGCACCAACAAACGCATAAGCTCCCGTTGATGTATTGTAAGTTGCAGTTGGAGTCGCAAAGGTTTGTAACATATCCACGGGAGTACCGGTATCTGGCACTGTGAAAATTACTTCTCCTATTGAAAACATTTGCCCTGCAGCAAATATTGCCCCTGGAACTGTTCCTGTCGCATCACCACTAATGTTTGTAGTATCTATGCTTATTCTCAACCTTGAATTGAGTTGATCAAGTTGAGAAATTACCGCAGACCCTCCCATCAATTCTGATCCAAATCGCTTTCTAACTACTCCCTTGCTTACATATGCATTTTTTAAACGAGCAAAGGCATCCTCAGGGATCTGCCAAGCCTTAACGTCTGTAACTAAACCAGCTTTCATAGGAGCTATTAAAAAGCGATCGTACATATTAGACCCCTATTACTGTATAGAAGAATTTCTTGCTAGCATCTGCCGTATTAAAAACAGTTATGGTGGTTGTATTATAACTTTCGTAATAAAGAACCCCTGTCTCTCCAGTGGTTCCCTCTCTAGTAACACTTACATTGTAAACCGTAGTGAAGGTGGGAACTCCGGCACCGGCTGCAAACGTTGCGGTTGCCGTTGTATTTGCATTGACCGTTCCAGAGCCCCACTTAAATATAATACCCGATGGCAAAATAGCATATCCCTGCTCATTATTAACGGCAGATGTAAATTCAACAGGAGTGGCTGCACTCTCTGGTGCATATACCAATTCAGGATTACCCGAAAGTGTAGAAGTTTGACTATAAAGCCCAACCTCTCCAGCACCAGTTGTTGGAACTGGGGACTGCACTGGAAACTGAACGAAGAAATGCTTGCCTTGCCCAGCAGCATCGAATGTAACGTGGTTAACATCAACTAGTGTCTGTATTCCCGCAAAGTTATTTAGAATGTCATCTTGAGATTGTGACAATAAATCTGATGCGGTTGGAATGTTATCTTTGAATGCAATGATACACCTCCTTTCTCGACATTTGGTGTAAGTAAGTAGCCTTTAAAACCATCTACCCCTCCTATAATCTTTCCACAACTTATAGCCAAGAAATCCTATAACAAAACAAGAAAACACAGCAATCCAAGGCTCTATGGAATTATCAAAAAGCGTCCTTGTCCACATAAGATCCAGCTCCTCTTTCCGTATATATAGTGGCCGTTCTTTCGCTTGACTGCTGTACCACCAATCTTTGAAGCACTAACGACCTCTGCCTGAAAAACTCCGGTGAAATAGCCTGAACGCTCTCTACGTCCATCCTGTCTTCAAATACTTTTTTGGATGCTCCATATGAAATATACTGCCACCACTGAGCAATATCTGGCTCATCCGTACCATCTAACAGTTCAGTTGGACGCTTAAAGGCGTCTATTTCTACCCTATATGTCTTGTCCGGAACGGGCCTAAAGGTAAACACGCGATCTTCAAACAGCACCGCCCTTGGCTTAGCGGCTGCATATCTGTAAGTTTGCGCAACTACATCCTCACCTGTACCGGGAGCTACCGGAAATGTGAATGCATATACGCCAGTTAGATAATTTATTACTCCAACGCTCACATCTGAATCTGGCTCTGTAAGGTCACCAGTTGTCGTTATAATTCCAGTTACTCCGTCTACAATAGGAACATCAGAAATAACAATTCCGCTCCCATCATCATCTATTGAACTGAAAGAAACAGTTCGCGCAAGTACGGGAACCGTTGATAGCGTTCCAGCAAATGCTGTTGTAACGTTATCACCTGTCCCAACCGACTCGAGTAATTCTGTTTGTGGGTATTGACGAAAGAATGGCTCCCTCGACTGAGAAAATGCTATCTCTTCACCAGCTACATATACTGGCTTGCTAACGCTCAGGTAAACGTTCTTAAAGTTGTATAGAGGATCATCCCCGTTTTCTTCATTGGTTCCATACTGATCTACATTTGGCATCAAGAAGAAAACTAGTTTGTTATCAACTGTAAACTCTGGGAAGTCATAAAGAACAAATGTGTTCACATAGTCATCAATTTGAGCATCTGTTAACTGAGATGACGAGGGACTACGAGTTAGCCTGCGTACCTTAGTGCGAATCTGCGTAAGCGTAGAAAGAGTTGAATCAGTTGTCGCCATTATCTACTCCTAATTTTTATATGAATTTGTGGAGTTATAATCCATATTTTTTAACAAATACACAGGCTTACTCCCTATACCTTTTGAGCCATAACTATATTTGAATCTACAGAATCAAAATCAGCCGGATCTACGAATTCGAGACTTTGAAATCCACATCTTCTCTTTTTTGCACCAACCTTGTAGATATTCTTGCCATCAGTATCCACAGCGTTTTCATGGACTGGATACCAGCAGTCTTTATTTAAGTGCTTTGCTACACCTAGCGGTATGTTACACACTTCACCATCCTTAAGTGCATATCTTTTAGGCTTATCCTGCTTGTACTTCTTATAGACAAATCTCATCACTGAGCCGGGAACCTCATAAAAATGAAATATCCCTTTGACCATTTCTCTGTCTTTATCTCTATCGTATCTCAAGTTCTTCTTTACAGCCTTTACTTCTAAGGCTGAAGTCTGTTTCTTTTCTTCCATCATACTCCTTAATTGTTGGGGAGGCTCGAGCCTCCCCTTAGACATATTATTAGCCTATGTCAGTTGCAAATGATTTACCTGCAACCCATTTAATAACGTCTCCGGTTGTTCCACCGGCACTACCAAGCGCAACCGCAGCATCAGCACTTGTACCAAAAATCATACCGATGAAAGCGGTATTCAACATGGCATCATCAAGTGTATTTGCGTAAGTGTCGCTAGCAGTTTCACCTACAGGAATTACCTGTGCAGGTGTATATGGTGCAATAGCAGGAAGTGGGAAATTAAATGCGGTATAACCTGTTGTAACAACATTAATCGAGAATGTTGCTGCATCTATGTTAGTTACAGTTACAAGTTGACCATTCAACTGAGTCATTCCATTTGTTGATGGAATAACCATTCTTACAAGCTGTCCTGTTGTATAACCGTGATCCACAAGTGTTGTTACAACACCTGTAGCGGCCTGCGTTATATTCGCAATGACACGCTTCTTTGGATACCACATGTTATAGACCGTGGTGTTTGGTGCAATTATTCTGTAGGTACCAGCACCGGCAACAACGCCAGGAGCAGTTGCTAATGTGTTAGCAAGCCTGAAGCTAGTATCAGCGGTAATTGTATCTACAGTGAAATCCAAACCATCAATGGTGTCGTGAGCGGTGTTCTGAATTCGAACTACAGCGCCAGCGGCCATTGTTCCTGTGTCAGCCGTGTCGTAAACAGGCTGTGTAGCATTTGTACCAGCTGTTGTAGCGACTGCTGCGCCAGGAGTTCTGTCCGATGAGTCTATGAGCCTGACACCGTTATAGGTTGCACCGTTGTAACCTATTGCGCACGTAGACATTGAAAGCGTTTGATCAGCCGCAATGTGGAATTCCGTTACAGCATCATTTGCTGCCATTTCACGTTGCCAGTGCCATGTGAGACCTGCCCACTGGGTGGAAGCTGCGATGTTGGTTAGGTTCCAAATATCAACGTAATCTACATCTGACCTAAGAGGAATGATCTTATCAGTTCCATCAGAAGTAAATTCGCCTTGTTGGGTTAGTGAATTATATGCCATTATTTACTCCTTTCTTAAGCTAGGGTTGCGCGTAAGTTGATGATCCACTCATCGTTCAAGATGCGAGGAACTTCAGCAAACTTATATCCAACAGAAGCATTAAGTGCGAGTGGTCCGTCGTAAATAGGCGGACGGTAGATGAATTGAGCAGAATACTGATCCTGTTCAACACATGCATACGCTTCCATACCTGTACAGAAAATGTTGTAAACATCTTCGCCCAGATTAGATCCAGCGTCGGTCTTAGATCCAATGGAAGAAACCAAGAATCTAAGATTACCAATCGCACCCCATTCAGACGATGAAGCATTCATAGGTGATGGATATTGGTTCTTATGAATAAACCCAGCAACAGCATCCATTTCACCAGTAAGGTCTGTGCTACACATTGCAAAATATGCATCACGTACTGGAGCTGTACCGAACTTATTTTGACCTTCTATGTTGTCCAAGACTGTATAAGCATCGCCACCAAGAAGGGTTCTTACGACAGTATCTACGTCTGATCTTGTTATTTCGGTTGGGTTGTCTCCGTTTACACCGCCTGTGCAGTTAAGAAACGAAGCCGTCGCTGCCAACATATCTCTTGTTAATTGATCTTCTGTTTGTCGAAGAGAAACGCCAAGTCTCTTTGCAGCTTCGTTCAAGACAGGGTCCTGATTCTGCAAGGTTACTTGTTCATTCAATTGAATATATGTTCCATAAAAAGAGATTTCAGCATCGATATTAACAGCTGTGAGCTGCTGTGCTGGAGGAGTTACACCAGTGTTTCCGAGAGGAACCATTGCTGTATCCAGCGGATTGTATCTGCGCATCCTAAGCGTTGTTCCACCTTTTGCAGGCATTGTCTTCAAAGTTGCAGGTATTTTGTGGATCAAATTAGGAACCGGAACAGAGAGAAGCTTCATTGAGAAACTTTGCTGCACCGGTGCGGGCAGTACACTCGTCGTTGTGATAGCCATAGGTCATCCTAAAGTTAAAACTAACAAACTCTTACACCATGAGGTGCAAAAACAACTACAAGTGAGTTGACGAGTCTCTTACGTCTTTGGGATGACGGGGCCCTTACGTCGAATTGAGGTCGCGACTCCTCTTACGCATATTTAGTATAACTACGACGTCAAAGTATGTGCAATTATTTTGAAAGAATGCCTACAAAAGGGTGCGCGATGGTGGAGATAGAGTCAAGCCATCGCGCACAACCTCTATTGGAAAGAGGTTCGATAGAAGCACTTTAGTGCCGTTTAGAAACATCCTGCATCTCTTTCCAGAGCTGCTTCTTGAGATCATCCGTTAACCCATTAGCAAAAGCGTTCGCCATAGACAAAGCACTATCACCAGTTTGGGGCGACACGCTGTTAGATGGCCGCGGCTTAGCGGCGTTATCCTGAGCATGTTCACGCTCATTCACATGAGTATCTTCCCTTACAATCCCAAGCTCTTTAATTCTTTTATATGCGGCCGATCCTCGCTTGTACAAAGAAGCCTGAGACATTGCTATCGTATCCGCAGTCTCAGGATCTAACTCCTTCATCTTAGCAATGTTGGCTGGACTAACTACGCTTTCAAAGTCTGAATACGTCCTTGTCAATTGCGCCGCATCAGTATCCGCAATTTGCTGAGCCTTATAGGCCTCAATCTGCTTCTTAACGTCATCTATCTCTTTCTTGAGATGCTTACCCTCAACAAAGTCTTCGGCGCCATACTGAGGCTCTTCTTCTTTTGGCTGCTGTGCGGCTTGCTCATACTCCTTCAACTGTGCAGCAAGATCAGCTTTCTCGCGCTCTAATTTGAGCTTAGATTCACGTAGGTTAGCCATGTTTACTGCAGCAGCATTATCCGCGTGCGGGGCAACCTCAGGAGCTACGGCCTGTTCTTCAACTATATTTTCCTGTTTTCCTTCTTCCATATCTCACCTTTATTGTTTTCTAATATATTTGAATCTCTTCTTTCTCCATTTATCTTCTTCGCAAGCCTTAAAAGGGAACCATCCACAAACTGCAATACGAAACTCAATATTCCATACTTCTCTGGCTCAACAGAGCTTGGATTGTTCTTCATGTAATTTACTATATCGGCCGCAGGGAGAACCCATAAAAACTCTAACCTTGCATCTTTTTTGATATATCGATAAACAGCCTGATCAAAGTCCGGAGTCGGACACGATTGACGTGCAAAAAAATAGCCCCTAAGTACATTCTGCATTAGACGCTCTTTCTTAGTCAGGCACACTATGTAAAACTCTTCCTCAAACTTACCTATATTATCCTGTACACACTCATGCACGTTCTTTTCGTAATCGTGAAGCTGCTCCCTCATCTGATCTTCGGCACTATGCGTACCCGGATCCTTCGCTGAAAGCTCTAAGGAATGAGCCCCCACTGTTTTCTTTGCGCTACTTACCGCAGCTAGATCAATCTTGTTTAATGCTTCTTTACTATCCACCTATCTCCCTTCAGCTATTTTTTCCCGTCCATCATTTTAGCCAGCCTTTTCTGGCGCGCAATAATCATTCTTCTTTCAAAAAACCTGAGTATGGCTCTACATATCCTAATAAGCATGTTGAGGGTCCTTTCTTCTCTCGTCGGACGATTAACAACGCCCGATTCGTTTGATTTAGGAATCTCCTTTTTTTCATTGCTCATTTCTTAGTCTCCTTCTTACCAACGATGGCCCGCTTCTTGTAGCCGGTTGATATTTTCACCTTCAAGTCTTTCTTGGTAAAGAGTTTCAGCGTCCCTAACCTCCTTCTGCTTTACAAACCGCTTCTTGTTTCCAAACGAGTCGGTCAATCCACCAGGGGGAGGCCCTAAAATACTTAGAGCTATTCTCTTGGCCTTACCATCTTTTCTGATATTTACAGGCATATTTTTCTCCTATAGTAGCTGTGGGAACACCGTTGTCGCGCTCCCACAGCTTAAGTAGTAATGAAGCCAGGTTAATACTTTGTTGGCGAAAGATTAGACTTTGTCTTGCCTTCATCTCGCGATACTTGCTTGTCTATACCGCTAAGACCGTCATTGATGTTTTCTGGAAGGAAGCCGCCGCCTTTAGGATAGTACTTTTGGACTACTTCTGTAGGCATGTTGGCGATCCCTGTTGCTCCACCAATCATTGCGCCATCGCTCTTCGACATCTTCTTATCGTAGTATCTCTTCTTTGGCATAATATGCCCTTTCTTGGAAACTGACGCCCACGCGTCAAGGTAAAGTACCTCTAACCTACTCGGGTGTTTGCACTTGTTGACTGTTGGGCCCTGCTCATTGCCTTTGCAACGGACCCTAAAGGACTACCTACTGCACTCGGTTCATTATCATCCGTTTTGGCAGCAAGCAGTCTTGAAAGATTAATTAACTTCTCCAACTGGCCTATGTCAATATCTTCTATTTCTTTCATGGCCTTAACCATGTTAAGGACTCCCTGTGCCTGATCCTTTTCAGCCTCTGCACGTCTTTCAACTGCAAATGCCTCATTCTCTTCAACACGACTGAATCTTTCAACTCCAAGTCCTTGGTCTGCAACTGTTCTAGCCTTAGTAAGCTCGATGTTAGCCTTAATTTCTTCCATCTGGACTTGCATTTGAGCCTGTTCCATTTCCTGAGCCCTCTTATTCTCTTGCTCAACAGCTTCAACAAGATCCTTCTTGTTCTGAAGCGTTGTAGCCTCAAGAATTACACTGTCAGGAATGTTAATTCCAGCTTCCTTAAGATTCATAAGCTGTGTGAACTGCATCTGTCTTTGGGTTGTTGTGTTAACACCCTCTTCAACAGCTGCATCGTATTTGCCAAACGCTTTGTTATAGAACTGGTCTGTAGGTTGTTGCTCTATGATGTTTTGAACCTTGCCGGGAGTGAAGTTGTTCTGAACGATGTCTAGCATAAGACCACCGAGTAACTTCTGGGACCTGTCTAACTGATCAAACAGGATTTGCAGAGTTGTTAAGCCCGCACCTTGACGAAGCATGGAGAGTATCCCAGCCTTGTCGTCCGTAGCAGAACCAAGCAGCTCTTCGTTAACACCCGATATCTCTTGTATCTCACGACCTAAGAGCTCTGAAAGCTGTATCATTGAAGGAGGTATCTGCGGAGGAAGAATCTGTTCAACGTCCGTCATCTGGGCATCTTGCTTAAGCGCAAGACCTCTCCCTTGACCAGAAAGGAATACATCTTTGGGGTTAACCAGCGAATCTATCTTGTACTTGAACCCAGAGGTTATTTGGCTCTCAAGAATATCGAGCTCGATAACCTTCCTTCTGTTATAGAGATACTGTGAGTCACGAAGCCCTCGAACAACACCCTGTATTCGCCAAGCATAATCTGACATCTGCGGGTTATAGTACCCAAAAACAGGAACGAATGGATACTTGTCGATACCTATAGGGTTAGGGCCGTCGTACATAACTTTACCCTGCACGACAACAGCCATGTTAACTGTTGGTATGTCACTCTCTATAACAGTCACCTGAGGATAGAATCTTAAATACTCTTTTAGCTTCTCTTCGTCATTGACTCGCCACTCCATTGTTTCGCCGGTCTCAGTATCAACGAGCATCTTCTGATTACGATAATCTTTGTAATAGAACTCATCGTACGCAAGAAGGTTCTTTGTACCTACGTTATAAGACTCCGGCATGTAGTTGAATTTTCCATCACGGTCGTCCTTTGAAGGAAGAGACATGATCTCATCGTGATGATCGGGGAGGAGAGAAAGGACCTCTCTACGAGTCAAATATGTTCGCTTCCAAATAGCGTTGCAATCTGAGAGGTCCTTTTTCCTGAAATAGGGGTCAATAAGAAAAGTGTTGTGCGCACAGTTATCTACCTTGATCGAACCAGATACAGGATCGGAGCGGTAATCCACCCAGACCTGCAAAAGGTTCATACCTGTAACAAGTGAACCATGAAAGGACTCAGATATCGTATCTAAGACACCCTCTCTCTGGTTAATCCACATTAAAATCTTTGTAAATTGATCTGAAGTTTCAGAATCTCCATTCTCTACCGGCGTAACGATCGTAGAATTTCTATTACGACGCTGCCAGCCAGATATCATGTTAACTACACGGCGTATGCGGTTGAAATTGAAGTTACGTCGACGGTTCTGCGGTACAAGCCCATACATGTCCGTCCACAGCGTTTGGTCACCTGCTTCAAACCTCGTGTCGATATCAGCTTCCTCCCAAAAAGACTGATTGATCGTAATGCTGTCCTTGTAGAAGGTAGACATACGAGCGAGAAGAGAATTATCGTTTTCCTCGTAGAACTGAGGACCCAATTCGGGGAAAAGCATCTTACTACCCTCACTTTAGAAAGTTACTATTACTAACTCACGATGCTTCATTACTCTTTGGGATATGCCCCAAAGGAGAGGAATCGAACCTCCCGTGTCACCCTTACCCACACAGCTCTTTGAGATAAACTGCGTAAGCCACGAACCTAGCCGAAGCCAGGGGTAATTACCGCTTGTGGCCGCCTTACCACTTGGCTACAGTGGGACATATCCACACTTCTAATCATACACTACTTGCTTAATCTTCGTATATGTCAGGATCGCCGCCCACTACCTTCCCACCAAAACTCTCATCATCTTGCTCTATGTAAAATTTATCAGGACCAATATATTTATCCCACCAAATCCCTATATGTCTATCAACTACCCGGAATATCTTAAGTGCCGACTCGGACATAACACTTTTCTCTTCTGGTGATGAAACCAATAACACCAGACCGAAAACCATGAGAATTAAGAACATCATGAACGAGCCGACTCTCATCTATTTCTCCGCTGGTGCTTCTTCTACAGGAGGAACTTCACAGAACTTTCTAGTGTGGGTATGTCGGTGCTTACCCCTAACCGTATTGCCTATACCCTTAAAAATACTTTCAAGACAATTCCATCCTGTCTTAAAACTATTCAACACCGGCGTGCCAATGGCATTAGCTGTAGTCTTCATGCACGAGCTCATCACTACCGAACTAACAATGCAGAACAAAATAACCGATATCTTCTTCCTTTGCATGTTTTCCTCCTAGAATTTATTACCCGACCTAAAAAACTCTGGCAGCTTCGAATCACTACCATACATCGCCTCGTGCCTCATCCTATCCAGCTCTTCAGAAGATAAACCATCTCTCGTCCTAGGCAAAGTTATACACAAATATCTCATGCAATCTGCCGCGTGACTATACTTGTCATGAAGTGGATTATCTTTATAAACCTGCCGCTTAACGTCGTACTCCTGACGATAGTTCTCAAGCGCCCTAACCAGTTTGGCACACTGACTTTCGTCAATCCATATTTTACTTAAAGCCGAACGTACCGACTCTATACCATCCATTATCGAAAGGTCAGGAGCTACCGTGAAATTAATCCCTAAGTTCTTAGCTTTTTCTATCCTAGTCATTCCAGAACCAAACTCTTTAACCTTTATGTCATGAGGAGCTATATGCTTCCCATAAGTGTAGGGCTTAGATAATACAAACTTAACGTAATGCTCTAACCCTTCCTTATTCTTCTCATAGTAGTCAATAATACGGACAACTTGGCCTATGGTCTGAAAGAAAATGATTGAAGTAGAATCCCTAACTCCTATGTCCCAAGCCGTGTGCACTTTAAAGCCAGTTTCCCACGGTACTGTGCCTATCTGGTTGTTCAACCTCATACGATCTATGTACTTACAGTAGAATGAACCCTCGACACCTGCATCAAAGGAAACGTAATACTCCTGTTGTACCAAGTCCGGTGACATCAAGCCCTCGGCTATCTCCCTGTCTATCTCATTGGGATCTATGTGACGTGTTTCGTTGAGACCTAACTTACACGTCCACCAATCAGGAGAGTTGAGCGCCAACTGATATAGATCCCAAAAGTGATTGCGACCTCTAGGAGTCGACTGGAAGATAGCCCATCCCTTGTTTGCAGCAAGAATAGGAGACATGAGGGCATAAATCCGTGGATTCTGTAGGGCGTACTCCGAAAAGACAACACCCTGCGGGTTAGTACCAACGATCCTGTCTGGATTGTCGGAACCAATAATTTGTATGATCGAACCATTGGTCAAGATAACTTTCATGTCCTGAGAGTTTGTAGCCTCTATCAGTTGCTTAGGTATATAGTCAAGAAAACGCTCACCTTGGATAGTGACAGACGCCCAGAGGATCTTCTTACCCTGTGAGTAGGTAGGATACACAAGATAATAGACCCCCGGCCGCGTTATCGCCTCACGTATGACGATATTCCACGTACATAGATCTTTACCAGCACGTCGACACATGACAATTACCATGCGACGAAACCTATCCTCAAAGAACGCCTTGAAGATGGGACGCTGATAATCCCTCGGTACAAACTTATTTAGATGTATCTTAACCTCGATTGGCTGATTCATTGCTCCCTTATTTCTTCTCCATCCTAACCTTCCTTGGACGACCACGCTTCTTAGCAACCACTTCTTTCTTTGGCCTGCCGAGCTTCTTTGGCTTTGAAAGCTTAGCAACAGTCTTCTTAAGAGTATCCGCTGTCTCCTTTAACTCTTCCGACGTATCTACCGACCACTCCCTTTCCCTTCCACTGACCGCCTCCCTTACCTTCTCAAAGATACGCTCATCAAGACCATTATCCTTCTCCTCTACCAGCACCATGCTCTTCTTAAGCCTTGCCAAATCCTTCATGTTATCGATAGTGGCACGCTCTACCAGTTCAAGCGTCTGCCGCTGTATTTCCAGCCTGTTACTCAAATGGGTCTCGCGGAAACTTCCGGAAAGTAGATCACAGCCACACTCTGCAAGCCTTCTATCTACGATAGCCCGGGCAATCCCCCTAATTGCCAGGTAAACTAAATATATCCCTAAAGCTATTAGCGCAACCACCATGAACTTATTCAAGTATGTTCCAATCACTTCAACTATCTCTTCAACACTTTTCTCGTACATCTTCTATCTCCTATACTTTACTTGTAAAAATCTTCGTCTCCCCGCTAAGACTTTATCTCTATCTTCCCTGCTCCAACCACATCTCTTCCTCCACCTGGCGCGCTTCTTCGTCAATTACCTCTAAGCCGAGAGGTCGGAGCTCCTTATCGGCTATGCTTAGGTTGATCCTGTGTATTGAATCGTTTAACTCTCTGAACTCCTCCTGATGCAGCGTCATGATCGCTCTCTTTAAAGCGTTAGACTTGCGTTCGATCTTCTCCAATCTCTTGCTCAGGCGCCAGAAGGCGTAGATACCAATCTTGAACTGGGCTACCAGAAAAAGAACTATAAGCGTATCAGTGTCCATCTATCTCCTCATGATCAAAACTAGGCGGAGGCCCCGGTGCATCGGGGGTTCTTTCCTTCTCAGCCGAGACCTCCTGTAGTAGTGCATCTAAAACACCATATATTTGAGCTACTGAGCACGATATGCGCTCAAGTGATTCTTCTATACTCTCTAGGTTATTATGCGTGATTTGCTTCTTCTTCATATGCAACCTTCTGCAAGAACTCGAGTAAGCACGTGGATAACATATCCCTAAAAAGAGATATTCCTATATCGTACTTGTAGTCGTGCTCAGCGGTAAAAGGATCGTATTCAAGCGAGTGCTCTATGCCGTCTTCGTTGAAGATGATTATGTCTACAGCCTTACTCTGGCTTACGGCGTCGTTAAGGAAGCTTTCGAGTCCATCGATACCAATGATGTCAAAAATCTTGTTCATGGCGTGGCTAGTCGATATTGTTTCGCTTTGCGGTAACTGTACGTCCCACCCTATGACTGAGTCTCTTGTTGTAGCTGTAAAGGTAGTAATGTCCTTAGGCCTCATTTCTTCTCCTCCCCTCAGGTAGGCTGGTTTTATATTCTTTAAGATCGGCCAATTCTATACTGCGCTTTCTTAATAGGCGCAGTAGTTCTATTCGCTCTTCTTCGCTTTCCCCCGACTCGCCTCTGTCCTCACCAACCTTCTCAAACCCATTGCGCCTAAACCGAATATCTAGAGCGGTGCTTATGTAGTCGCGAAGTACTTTAAGGTAATTTGCCTCCTTGTTATTTATTGCTGGGATACCTGCGCTAGTGCCCCGTGTAACTTTCTTATTGTTAAATGTGCTGACACTGCAGCTCCAATTGTTTTCATAGACCTTGCCCATAATGTCACTAAAAAATCCGTTAGTATCTGACTGTAGTATGTCTACGATCTGCGCTGGCTTTGAGTTCTTAGTTATGCGGGATACTGAGTGCCACGTCTCTATGTGTCCAGCGTCCATTACAATGGTAATTTTAACGTGGTCCATTGGTCTCCTCCGGCAGGTTGTTTAGCTCTTCAATTAGGGTTGTTATAATGCTGGCAAGGAACTTTATGTTGTGAGTAACTGAGAGGTTAAAGACGGTAGTTTGTATATCTCTTCGTGTATAGCTATCCGTATCGGATCGATATACCTGTAGTATCAGTTTCGCACGTAGTCTACCGCGCCCTATGATTTCCAAGTAGTTTGCGAGTCCGCCTGCACCTAGTCTGGCGCACAAAGCCTTCATGATCTTCGCAGTGGTTATTTCTTCATCAAGATTCATTAGATCAGCTGCTCCTACTGATGCGTAGTCGTGCTGGATAATAAAGTTAACCTGTTGTCCTTCTATCTCCATAATAGTCTTGCTTAGCACTATTTAGTCTCCGGTAGGTTGTTAGTTGGTTTCTTGTTCTCTTCGCCGAAGTCTTCAAGTGCAATAACGTATTTGATATCGGGGTTATGTTTCTCGTTGAGTGATGCTTTCAGTTCGGCGCGTTCGCGTTCGAGTTTCATCCATGAGGGGTCGTATTTGGCTTGTTGAGACATTACCATTGGCACGGATAGCTTTTGTCTAAGGGCGCCTATTTCTCTACGGCATCCGATGCTCTCTAGGGCTACGTCTTTGGCTCTCTCTAGGTTAGGGAATTTGCGGACCCAGGCATAAAAGGTGTATGAGGATATTTTTCTAGAGTTTAGGAACTGGGTAAGTACGAGAGCGTCGTCGTTATCGATGGCCCATTGTACTAGGTCGGAGGCGAGACGTTCGATGAATGTTTTGGACACTGGACGCTCGCGAAGCATGAATAGGTCTTTGTATTGATCGATAATTTTAATCGTTGTGGTTGGTTTACGCGTGCTAGGCTTAGGGTTTTGCTTCATTCGCCCTCCTCCTTGTGCATTTCTGGGGTGTACAATGATCCTTGTAGGACTTCTAGTGCGAACTCAACTATTTCCCCAAATTCTGGTGAGCATTTGGGTATTCGTCGTCTGAGTTCTTTTTCGATTTCGTCCCAGTTATCTATGGAGCTTTTGCTGACGTCTATTTTTTTTGCGCATCTTGGGCAATAGATGTTGAATGGGGTTGATTTTACTTTAAGTTCTTTCCAAAGTTTGCTCATTCTACTTC